ATTTGTCATTCATGGCAAAGTAAAAATAGATAAGGAGGAATAATTAAAATGGATATAGTACCTATTATAACAAAAGATAATCTTTCTAAGGAACAGATAGAATATCTGCAAAAGCAGCAAACAGAATATAAATTAATCAATAGGATTAAGAAGAATCCGGGACATATCTTGTTCTCTTTTAATCGAAAAACAGGGGAAATCAAGAGAGCTTCTATTATACACAAGGTTGCTATTGGTTTTAATGGGCTTCCTGTAACCAAAGCTGAAATGGTGATAGAACCTGATTGCTATTACGACCAAGCCTTGAATGAAAAGAATTTTAGAAAGAAATTGAAGAGAATTGGATTGTTAAGTGTTTAAACGATTTGAAAACAAGTAACTATGGGATTTACAACACCGTGTTTCATAAGAAATAATACCGAAGCACTTAGAAAGAAGCTGGAAGAGTTGGGGTATTTCAACGACTCTCCTGAATGGACAAATAATTGTAGTATAATATGGGCTTATCAATATCCAATGAAAGGATTTGATACTCCTAATTATGTGATTGCGGATTCTTTTGACATCCCTTTTGACAAACATAGTGCTTTATGTGGGAAATTTATTGATTGCGGTTTCAACGAGGAACTTTTCCTTGCTATCGCTGCATTGAGGGATGATACAGACAAGCACCAATGGTTTACGGATGGAGATAAATGGATTCTGTGTCCTGAAATCAAGTTCTCTACCTATTGGGCTTACAATGATGTTGACATTAACACGGATACCATTCACAAGGCTACCGTAAACGAACTGATTGAACACTTTAAAGATAAGAAAGAACAATTATGTGTAGAATAGCATATTTTGGGACAGATGGTTGTCTCGGACATCATTTTAAAGCTATTTCTGGAAGATTTTCTCCTCAAGAGAAAGAAGACCTTAGTAAAATAGATGAAGACTTTCAATTATTCGGTTTTTCCGGCTTTAATTTTTTCACGTACAAGGGGTATGGGTGTCTTTCTTTCTCTGCAAGTCCGGATGATAATCGTTATGGCAGTAAGACTGTGTTTTTTGTTGAGGGAACCTATTTAAAAACAGAAGTATTAGAGGCTTTGGAAGAAGCTCCGTTTGTGAAAAAACAATTCCAGAAGTTAGCCGATATGTATGGTGTAGAAATACCTAAAATAAAAGATTATGAATGATATAAAACTATCACTCCGGCAAATAGAAAAAATGGAACATGCTATCGGATTTAGCCGTGAGAAAATAAAAAGAAATAGATATGAGGCTTATCGTAATAGATTTGTAGTAAGTAACTCCGATAAGGACTGGGAGGAATTGGTATCTATCGGATATGCAGAAAAGCGAGAGTTTGAGATTGAAAAACAAATCGGGTACTATGTTTCCGAACTTGGGATGAAATATTTAGGGGTGTTATTTGGGTGTATAATAATAGAAAGTAAATAACTATGACCGAAGAACTTGTGACATTAGATACTGCGAAGCTGCTGAAAGATAAGGGCTTCAATTGGAAGTGTGAACACCTAATAGACCGTAATAAGGTTATTACAAAATATGACCTTCCGCAAAGTATGTCGTGTTGTACGGAAATAGATGACGAACCTGTTGAATTTTTGTGTCCAACATTGTATATCGCCCAAAAGTGGCTGCGTGAAACCAAAAACATTCATATATGTGTATATAACTGTGCTTGTGGCTATGGATACGAAATATCTAAAGCTGACAATGGAACTCATATAGCCAGTTCTGCTTATAAAGGAACAAATGACGGAGGGGAATGGGATAGCTACGAAGAAGCACTTGAGTCCGGAATACAAGAAGCATTAAAACTTATATGATTATGAAAGCAAACCTAATATTTTTTCTTGCGATATTCATCATATCAGCATTATTCATCGGTCACTTCCGACTGACATTCTCACCGTTCAGTGTATCCTTTTCCTATTGGCATAGGGCTGTAGGAGTTATTCTTATCGTTGTAGGATGCTTGGTTTACAACATAGGTGAGCATATGTCCGGCTATCAGAAAGGACTGGATGAAGGTATGGAGATTGTTTTTGAAAGAGTTAAAAAAAAGATACAATGAAGAAGATAATGTTCAATGATAAATATAGCCTAACCCAGGCTGTATTGGATGGTCGGAAGGCTATGACGAGAAGGGTCTGCAAGTATGACAGACCAAATGAAACTTATGATATTGTATTCCCCGTTTTTGAACCAAATGATTACGATAATGACGGGAACATAGTATCTCCATTAAATTATGCTTTTGGTTGGAAAAACGACAAAGGAGACTTTACGGGTTGGAATATTCCAAAATATAAAGTCGGTGAGGTTGTTGCCATTGCGCAAAGCTATAAGAACGCAGGTTTTAGACCTGATAAGGTCTTGTATAGAAGCATTCCCGAAATAGATGGATATGTCAAAGAAACTGCTTGTTGTCAAAAGGGCTGGAACAACAAAATGTTTGTTGCACCTAACCTCATGCCCCATCAAATTCGCATTACCGACATCAAGATAGAACGGTTGCAGAACATATCCGATGAAGATTGCTTTAAGGAAGGAATTTTTAAATGGGATGCTGGACAAAAGGATATTCCTTTTTATTCATTCCATAATGCAGATATACCCGACTACAATGATCCTCGTGACGCATTCGCAGAACTGATAGATAAAGTCTCCAGCAAAGGGACGTGGGAGTCTAACCCTTATGTTTTCGTTTACGAATTTGAATTAGTTGATTACATAAAAAACATTGAACATGAAAATCATATTTCTTGATATAGACGGAGTAATTTCCACCGAAAAGTCACATTATGCACTTGATAAGGATGCGTGTGATTTACTTGGGAAGATTATAGATGCTACGGATGCCAAAATTGTTATTTCTTCGTCTTGGAGAAGAAACACGGTAGAAGATACAAAAGAAGAATTAACAACCATAAGACATTCAGTCCCGTTTCCATTTCCATACGCTGATAGAATTGTAGGAGTAACTATAAGAGCGTATGCCTATATTATGCAAGGTATTCATCTTAGCATTCCTCGTGGAGTTGAGATAAAACAATGGATCGACACCCATATCCACTCTGAAAATGGGAAAAATTGGAACTATAAAAAGATTGGACCTGATTTTAATTACGTGATACTGGATGATGATAGCGATATGCTTCTTGAACAAGCTGAACACTTTGTAAAGACTGATACTCTATTGGGATTGTCGGAAGATGATGTTGAGCGAGCTATTAAAATATTGAACCAACGAAAAAAGTATTGATTATGAAACGTGAAATAAAATTCAAAGGAAAAAGCACTGATACGGGGAAATGGATATATGGATTTCTCTCTTTTTTCTATACTGCCGGAAGGGACGAAAACGGACTTATCTTCACAGACAAGGCAAAGATATATTCTCCGGAAAACTGCCGGTGCGATGACGTATGGGCTGAAACTGTTGGGCAGTTCACCGGCTTATGTGATAAGAACGGTAAAGAAATATACGAAGATGATATTGTTGAATGCAACGGAGATATATGTAAGGTTATGTACAGTAATCATTATGCCGGATTTGCGCTTGATAAAAAAGGTTGGCTACATCTCCACTTCTTTGGAGAAGCATTTAGTAATGAAGATTGTCTTGTTATTGGCAACATACACGATAACATTGAGTTATTGAAATAAAACAACTATGAGTAATTTAGAACACGTCGCCACAATTGATTACTGCTACTGGAGATTGGGAAAGTTGAATGAGGCTCTTTCCAAGCCTAAATCGACTATGGAGCAGTTGGTTGATAAAGCCTGCGGTTATAATGAAGTAGAAGAAGTGAAAAAGGAAGCTATAACCCTTTTGGAACAGATTGTTGAAAGTAAAAAGGCTATCGGTGTGAATTATTCGGGAGATAGCAAGTTCCTTGATAAATTAAAGAACAAAGAAACACATGAGTAAACTATACAAAGTAACCCTCTTCGGTAAATCATTCATTATAGGATGGTTCAGTTATGCAGATAAATGGTATCATAAATTTAGTATAATACATTGAACATGAAAAACAAAATCATAGCGAGCGTTATAGCAGCACTGTCCCTGCCTATGCTTATTTTCATACATTGGGCTATTGTTTATTTCTTGTCGGTTAGAATTGTATTAGCAATCGCAATGACGGTCAGCATAATTGTTGTGACATACAAGCTTTCCAAACTTTTACTTGACGAACATTCTAAAAAATGTAAAAGACCATGAGAAAAGCAGACAGAATAATCAGAGACAGACATTCCCGCATCCCGGACAAATACAAGAAGATTGACACTACGGTCAACGGGAATGCAGAAAGCCTTGCCGAACAACACAAGGAAGTGGAAAGAAGGCTATTCCCTCTACGCCTTAACAAGACCACTGTTATTTACGTCACAAAAGACAAACAAAATGAAGCATATGCAGCGAAAGCACGTAAACGGATGGGGATAACAGAGCCAAAGAAACCTTTTGTCGACCCGCTTTCGGAAGAAAACATTACCAAGCTATACAAGGAAGAAAACATGCCGCCCCGCAGAATGGCTGAAATGTTGGATGTAAGTGTAAGGACGATATATCTAAGATTGGCTAAGTATGGACTTACAAAAGTGAAATGCAGATAACATGAAAGAGAATAATATTTTAAACAAAGAGATTTATACAGAGGCTATGATAGCAGCCTCTAAGGTTGATTTCCTTGAAAGCAAGGATGAGATTAAAATGTATGCCACTTCGCTGTATAACGCGATGATATGGGGTAGAAAAGTAAAATATTAAGTTTTTTATTTGGCGTTATAGAAATTAGAGGTATATTTGCAGCGTTCTAACATATATCAATAGGCGGACGGTTGTCTGCTGTTAGCAGGCATTTTTTATGCTTGTAAGTAACGCTGTATATACAATACAACGGCTTTGTACCCCCGTGTGGAGTGTTAATGCACCCACTACTGCCTATTGGTATGTTAGAACGACGGGAAAGGCAAAGCCGTTTTTCTTTTGCCTATAATGCCAAAAACGTTCTAAATTATGGCACAGTTAAATGGAAATTACCTAAACAGCACAAATATTGCTGTATTGGGTACGGCAAGTCCTTCCGACATGGGACAAATCTTTTCTTATAACGGGAATAATGTAAGGATGCGCAAAATGAACGGCTACATTCTTGTATGCCTTACAGACTTTGCAAAACCGTTTCCCGATAAAAATCTTTCTACTATTATCAATTCAAGGGAGATAACCGATTATGTAGCTCGAATGAGCGAAATAAAAAATTTTAGTTCGGTTGATTTACAACGAATTGCATTTTAAATAAAAAATCATCTTAAATCTTTGACATTATAAAGAAAGGTAGTATATTTGCAGCACCTTACATACTCAATAGGGCGAGTGAAGCTCGCTTTCAAGTGGGCATTTTTTATGCTTGCATAGTTGCTGCTATATGATATTAGCAATGCTACCCCCGTGTGGAGAAGTTAATGCTCTCCCTGCCCTATTGAGGTGTAAGGTAACGGGTCAGGGCATTGCTTTTTTTGCCCTATCCGAAAAGCCGGATATGGGCAGGCTACCAGCCCTATAATGCCAAAAATACCTTATACAATATGGCAGAAATTAACAATTTGGGAGAACTACTCCCTATCAGTGAAAACAACGGACAAAAAGCCGTTAACGCACGTTACTTACATTCTTTTCTTGAGAGTAAACAACAATTTGCTGATTGGATAAAAGGACGTATCAATAAATACGACTTTGTAGAAGGCAAAGATTTTGAAACGCTCTATTTCGACTATCAAGGTAACTTATTGAATATCAGACATCATAATTTTATGAAGTCTGAAAACCAGCAAGTTAGCAAAATAGAATACGCCCTATCAATCAGCATGGCAAAAGAGCTTTCCATGCTTGAGAATAACGAACGAGGGAAGCAAGCCCGAAAGTATTTTATTGCATGCGAGGAAAACAAGCGTGAACTGTCCCGTAAGGAGCTTCTTTTAATGGCTCTTCAAGCGGAAGAAGACAAGGAGCGTTTGGCTTTGGAGAACGAGAAAAAGCAAAAACAGATAGAAAGACTTAAGCCCAAAGCTGATTTCGCTGAAAAAGCCTTTACGATGGAAGGTAAGGTGGATATAGGTCAAG